GTCAGCCAGATCTAGAGCCTCCTTCTTCTCGAATCCGAGAGGGAAATATCGGACTTTTCCACCCATAGCGGTTTTGTAAGTCCAAGTACCTCGGGCGTAGCGTTTATATATACGGGTTCCTTTGCTTGAAACAGCTTTGGGGGTACCCGATTCGTGACTAGTGGTGTGTGGTTTCATAGCACCACGTGTAGTGTTTTTTTTCATAATGTCCAGTGTTTATGCGGGTAAGCACTGTAACTAGTGGCTAATGAAAAAATTTTGAATCCAGCGCGTCTACCAATTCCGCCATCCGGGCAAAGTGTTGAGCATTAACCACTTGACAGTGCTGCCAAGCAATGTTATACATAAAATATGGGGTTAAAGTACCCGATTCGTGACTAGTGGTAAAGGAAAAATAATTATGAAAGATTGGTTGGAAAAACAAAAAAAGCAGGAGAAATCCATGCTTGATGCAGTGGGAATTCAATGCCGGCAAGTAGCAGACGAGCTAGTGCCTCAAGTGAGGTTGTGCGCCTTGGAAAATGAAATGTGCGCGGACATCTGGGTTAAAGTGCATTTCGAATTTGAAGATGATAAAACGGAGATCTGGAGCGAGGGGGTTGTGGAATTCCCACCAAAGCAATCGGTTTCGGAATGTTTTGAGCTAGGGTACCCGAAAGATGACGGAGACGCAGGAGATACTTGAGAGTCTGGGACTGACTCCTGAGGAGGTTCGGGCGGCTTTCGGGTTAAACCCCCCTACGAAAAGACCTAAGAAGAAGGGTTACTTATTTCGACACGACCAAGTGCGTATGAACAAACGCATGCGGGATTGGGAGCGGATGATCTACGCGCGATACATTTCTGGAATGCATCCTAAAGTAATATCTGGATGCCTGGGAGTGTCGGAAGAAACCGTCAGGGTTAGATTGCGAAAGTCCGGATTCTTCGACAAAGACTTCAGGACTTGAATACTTCCCAGTTGTCCTTGAACTTTGCATACCTCGACTTTGATTCGGGGTTGTTCGGGTAGAACCACATGCTCACGGAGCCCTCGAGCTCGAGGCACGGCACGAAGTACCAATTTTTAGTCGGAGCTATGTAACAGGCGACCACATCGACTTTCGTGCAGTCTATCGGAACTTTTGAGCTGCTGCCTGAAGCCGCAACTATTTTGTACCGGTCGTGGTACTCGTCTCTCGTCTTGTTATTGACACCGGTGCCCTTGCATTGGACTCGGTAAATCGTGCCGGCGGAGTTGACCACGTGGCAATCGACAGGCAGATCGTCCCCTGCCGGGATGAAAACATCCAACCCCTTGTTTAGCGCTTGGGCGAAAAAATTATATTCCCAAGCGGTGCCGGCCGATTTATTAGGAGATTTTCCAGCCATACTGCAACTTGTCAGATCGGGAAACCCAATCGAACCCTTTGGATTCCATATGCCTCAGGCCCCAACCCAACTTCTTCGGGCTGACCTCCTTTAGCAGTACGCGATTATTCTCGTTCGCGGACAAAACAACCATGAGCTCGGAACAGGTCCCCTCCCAGCAGTCATCTTTCAAAGTCTTTCTGAACATTGCTAACAGCTCGATCATGTGAGAATACCGGCTATCCGCCTTGGCCTTCTCCTCAAGATCTTCGTTCACGTAAGATTTAACACCGAAACGAACTTCCAAATGCTCAGGCGGGATTTCGTAAGCCAACAGCCAAGCGGCGAAGGCCGGGAGCTCTTCCATGATTATGCTCTTTGTCTTCTGCGTAAACGGATACCCGTCATTACATTTAAATACCATGAGCTTGTCCTTGATCGACATATCCAGATCGGGGAGAAGTCTCATAGATACGGGGTCATCGTTCAAGGTGCAGCTGATCCGACCCCTCCAATAAGCTCGACCGGATTTCACATACTTGCCCTTGATCAAAAAGGTGTCGTTAGCGATGTGCTCCTTTAAGCGGGCCGTAAAGGCCGTATGCATGGCGTTCGATGCCGTAGGAGCCTCATCGTCCACAAGCCAGGCACCGAACTCAAATAGGTAGTCCGTCCAGTCATCTTTGCCTGTCAGGTACTCGGACGCCTTGATACCGCCGCCAAACAACCCACCGAATATGGTCATGTTGTAAAGCGTCTTACCGCAGTTGGGAGGGCCTACTAAGAAATGAGCGTGACCACGGCGAGGCTTGCCAGCTAACGCATGTTTGTATGCGTAGTTCAACCAAGCCAACTCGTAAGGCAACTGCTCCTCTCCGAGCATATGCTCCATCCATTCTGCGATGGTCGGGAAGTGCTCACCCCACTCGCCGGCCTCGTCCGCGGGTGTCAAAGGTTTGATCCGAGCGGTATTAAAGTAATTACTGTTCTCGTGGCTCACGATTTTGCTCTTGGTAAAACAAAAAGGGATTCCGGCCGCGATCCGTTTGCTCGTGTTGATCATGTGCAAAGCCCTTCTGGCTTCACTCACATTCTCGTGTCGACCGGGTCTCGCTGAAAGGTCATGCCGACATTGCAGATCTAAAATAGCATCGTCCTTGGAGTTGACGAAGAAGTCACCCGACCCGTCCTCGATAAAGTAGTTCTTGCCATCCGTCCAGTAGTTCGCGATAGCGTCGCCAATCCGTCCGACCTCGTACTGCCTTACAAACCCCGGGCTAAGAATCTCAGCCCAGGTGTAGAATCCTTTGGGCATGTTGAATACTTGCATGCCCGTGTCCCTGACAATGGCGGCGTTTGCGGTTTGATGCTGTCCGCCAGGATCCCAATAGGTGGGTCCACGGCTTCCTTCCACGAACTCACCCGGCCATTTGTTCTCCGGCCAAACCTTCTTCACTTCCTCATAAACCACATCCAGAGGGATCTCCGGACCTTGCCCCCGGAAGTCGGCGGATTTTGAAGTCTCGAACTGCCAATAATGGAGCTCGCTCGATGCAATCTTGGCACTAGGTTTGACCGCTCTCCAAGAGTGACCGTGCAAAAGGTAGTGTTGCTTGATAAAGATCGGGAGATCAAATCCGCGAGCTATGGCATCTCTGCCCTCAAGCTTAAGCTCCTTGGCCAAGCGTCGAAGGAATCGCTCGTTGGATTTCGAGCCGTGCATGTATATGGGAGATTCGAAAAACCACACGGCGTGGATGCCTCCGTTGTAGCTCCGAGATATGTAGTTAACCGGATGCTCAAGATCCAACAGTCTGCGAACGATGTCCTCGAACTCCTCATCCTTAAAGGTCGCGTCCCAATCAACGCACACCCCGTGAAGGTAGCGCATGGGGTTTCCATCCTCCCCGCCGGTATTGACCCGACGATTGGGGTCAACGCCTTCAGCCGTACTATAGGCCAGGTATTTGGTGTTGGGTTGAGCGGCCCACTGCTTGTACTCGCTCTTGTTTCTAAATTTAGGGAGTTTGAACTTAAGCTCCCAAGGTTTGGTTCTACTGACCTGAGATGCACTCAGATTCGGGATGCTGAACAGCTCCATAATATATTATCTCCTCCATCACACGATTGACAGCCAGCTCGAGATCGGTCTCATAACAGCTGACGTTTTTTATTTCCCGGTCGATCAATTCGGCATCCAAGCCTTGCTCGGATACATGGGTGTCGACCATACCCATTGCTTGCCCCGCCCGGACAACTTGTACTACGACCCCGCCATTTTTGCGTATCATCCGGGCTTCGTTTGGGAATCGTACATCGTCAATGATGACCTTCTCAACGCCCTCTATTCGATGCTCCAAAGCTCGCACCCAAACATCGGGAGATATAAGCTCTCGTCCAAATTCCGTACCCAAAAGCTGGAGCATCTCGCGCGGGCTCTTACCGAAGCGCGCAATCTCAATCTCCTTAAGCTCCGAATCCCAGATCTCCTCCTCAGTAAGCCCCATGGCCATGAGCATGTCCTTGATCGGGGTTGCAAAGCTCGCCTTTGAGAATTTGAAATTCTTGACAATCAAATCCGCGACGGTGCTTTTACCGCACCCCTTCTTTCCGCAAAGTCCTACAATCATTTCGTATACTCTTGGGTTATCATGGCCTCAGCCTCGAGCGGGACTTCCTCCATCCACTCAGGGCCCCGGCTCATTAGCTCCTGTATGTCCGCCTTTGCGTGCAGAGCGTCCTCCTCGTCAACTTCAACTATCACCTCGTCGTGGACATGAAGAACCACTCTAAACCCAGCCGCTTGAATTTTGAGCAGCATGCACCCGAAACAGTCCCTTGCCAGTCCCTGAATCCAGTTCTGAAATACGTTAGCCCCGTACATTTTTACACGGCGTATGCTTCCCTTTTGCGTGGCTACGGTAACCCCATCAGGTTCATGACGGCATCGGAAATAATTCAGCTTCCTCCCGCTCTCAATTTCTATGCGGTAGTTTCCACCTTCACCCGCAACCTCCTTGAGCTCGCGGTCAAGCACCTTCCATAGATTGGTGATGCTCGGATTCTTGTCCCGGAAATCAGACACCTGTATGAAGGCGTTGACCCAAAGCCGACGGTCCTCGGTCGAGAGGGTGGGGTACATAGTAGCCTTGCCCGGTTGGTAAGCCTTGGCAAAATCTAGAAATCTCAGCTCATCACTCCGGCTGAAATCGTTATCCAAAATATGTTGCTGACCGTACTGCTTAACAGTCTCGGAAAACTTGAACCATCCAGACCCGTAACCAAGCTGAAGGACACGTACTTTTGCCAGCATGTACAGCTCGGGATCCTCGTCCTTAAGCTTTCCACCTGTCCAACCCATCGTCTGGCGAGCGTGAGCTTCATATACGCTCATACCTTCTCTGATCATTGTCAGCGTATCCTGATCCCGTGCCACAAAGGCCGTGATCCTGGGTTCGATGTTGGCAAGGTCGGCCACGATAAAAGTCTTACCCTCACGGGCACGTATGCATTTGCGGATGTCCACCCCGTACTTGGCTTCCCGGGGCATGTTCTGAACATTGAATCCCGCATCCCCGCTCCAACGTCCGGTAGCGTCAGCTCCGAAATACTTCAACGAATAGCTCATGTCGTCGTCGACTGTGAGCCGATCCTGCATAGCGCGGATTCTTTTAAGGTGCATGTTTATCCGGTTATAATTCTGCATCGCGGAAACAAATGTAAGCTTGTCCCCATGCTCGGATATCCATTGGGCTAACTCCTCACTCCCCTGAGCCAAGCTCTTGGGGGGTTCCACCCCGGCCTTGCGACACTCGATAGCCATGGCTTTCTTGGAGTACACGACGTACTCCTTTTTGGTGTCGGGATCTATCTCTCCATACCAAGGTAGAGCTTTCTTGGATTCAAAAAGCTCGTTCTCCAATCGATTGATTCCCTTGCTGAGTGTTTTCCTGCATACAGGCAAACCCTCCCATGCCATAAGCCGGGTCATGCGACTCAACTCTTTCTCCGCATCGGGCCAACCCTCATGGAGCTTCTCCCAGATTTGAAATGTGTATTTCGCATCGTCCAATGCGTACTCCAAGGTCTGCTTGACCTCGTCGAGTGCCATTAGATCATCCCAGGTCTTGCCCTTGAGATTTTCACGAACCTCCTTGGACATGTCGACGCCTAGAATTTCCTTGGCCGCCCCCTTCAGGTTTCTCTGATACTGGAAATACACGCACATGTCAGCCGTGCAATCCCACGAGGGCTTCAGTTTTAACGGAATAGTCCCAAGCTCCTGGCATCGCTCGAAGACCCGTTGGTCGAAGGCGGCGTTGTGAGCTATCAATGTATACCCGTCCAGTTTCTTCCAGTCAAAGTCCTTGGGGTGTCCGACATATTCGAACTCGTCGCAGTAGACGGATACTAAATAAGCATCGAACTCCGGGTGGTTGACGTACTGAAAATTTGTCGACCCCATTATCGAATAATCCTTCGAATAGTAGGTCTCAAAATCTATTGCTGCAAATTTCATAAGGTGTGTATGTGGTTGATGTGTCAGTGTGGTAAAGAGAGGCGCCCTAATAATTATGCCTAATTACGTTTACAACGGGCACCTCTCTCACACACCACTTGCTAATTGCTTAGCAGAAATCCTTTAGCCATTCGGAGAACTCGGGAGTGTTCCTCGACCCTCTGCGGATCTTGGGAAC